TTACCTTGGGATTGTACTCATAATCACCGAAAGGCAGATATGGCGATCCAAGACTGCTTGCTACGAGGTCATACCGTTGATTCTATCGATATGTCCAAGGCCACAGATAATTTTCCGTGGTCGTTTCAGAAAACTGTCCTCCAATTAGTCGTGAATGATAACGATGAAAGGGCTCGAAGGGCTAGCAAGTTGTTTGCTGATATTATCGAGATGGGCATTTGGGAATTTCATACCGAAGAAGATTATCAACCTTCTAGGTTATGGTGGAATAGGGGGCAACCCCTAGGTCTAGGACCTTCCTTCCCAATGTTTGCGCTCACTCATGGGTTACTATTGTTTATGTTAAACAACAATAAACATGAAGACCGCTTCTACGTGCTAGGTGATGATGTTGTCATCCTAGACTCTGTGCTCGCTGAGAGATACAAAAGGGTTTTGGAAACCTTTGATGTACCTGTATCGGAGATGAAAACTTTATCATCTTCCTGTTTAGCGCAGTTCGGAGGTGTCACATTGAATAGTGATACGGTCTTTTGGCAGCCAAAATGGTGCCAGATGACATCCGAGAACATGTTAGACGTGGCCGCCTGGTGGTATTCAGGCGTCGCTCCATCCAAGTTCTCTGCTCTAATCAAGCAGATTCTTGCATTCACTAATTATTCATTAGAGAATGAAGAAAATGGGGGGAATGAACATATAGATGCCTTCCTTTTTGAGGCACTGTATGAGGTTCAAGATGCAAAGTTGGAGAAATCCATACCAACACAAACCATACCATCCTATGATAGGATTTTTATGGGTCAGATTAGTAAGCAACGAACATTATTGCCAGATTTGATTAAGCATCAATTTGAGTTAGGACCTTACGGTATTCATCCAGATCTTATGGATGGTACTCAAACAGCTCACTACCCAGCAATACGGAGGAGGCCCGGAAATCGGGATCCTTACTCCATCGGTACTTTAGACTTCTGGTCTAAGATCTTTAAACGCGCGGAAACTCTCCG